CAGAAGGTCAAGGCGTTTCATACGATCAAGCGCAAGAGACTTACACTGCTCGTTACACTATGGAAACAATTGCATTAGCATTTGCTATCACAGAAGAAGCAATAGAGGACAACCTTTATGACAGACTTTCTTCTAGATACACAAAAGCTTTAGCAAGATCCATGAGCAATGCAAAACAAGTTAAAGCAGCAGCACCTCTAAACAATGGTTTACCAGGAGTTGCAGCAGCATCAGCTTTCCAAACAGGTGATGGCAAAAATTTATTTGCTACTGATCACCCTACAGTAAGTGGAACTGATGTTTCTAACACTTTGCAAACGCAAGCTGACTTAAACGAAACTTCATTAGAACAAGCAATGATTGATATCGCTGCTTTCACTGATGAGAGAGGTTTAAGAGTTGCAGCAAAAGGAGTTAAAATGATAGTTCCTTCTGCAAACCAGTTCAATGCTGAAAGACTTATGAAGTCTCAAGGTAGAACTGCTACAGCTGATAATGACATCAATGCAATCAACTCAATGGGAATGATTCCTCAAGGTTACAGAGTG